ACAGGTGGTGATGGGTCTACTGGAACAGTTACAATATCTGTTACTGGTGCAACTGGTGGATCTACAGTTATAATTACTAGATCTATTGGGTTAGATCGAACAACAGATTTTCCTTCTTCTGGGCCATTTAACATAGCTTCATTGAATACAGAGTTAGATAGACTAATTGCTATTGCTGCTGATTTAAAAGATCAAAGCGATAGATCTTTAAAACTTATTGATTATGATTCAGAAGTAGATACACAAGTACCATTACTTGCTTCTCGAAAAGGTAAAGTTTTAGGTTTTAATCTTACAACGGGAGCGGCTGAAGCTGGTCCACAAATTTCAGATGTTCAAACATTAGCAGATATATCTACCGATATTGCATCACTTGCAGATATTGAAGATGGAACAACAGCAACTGATGCTATATCTGGCTTAGCGGCAATAAAAGCAAATGTTACAACTGTTGCTGGAATATCATCAAATGTTACTACAGTTGCTGGGATATCATCAAATGTAACTTCGGTTGCTGCTGATGCTTCAGACATTGGAGTGGTGGCTGGAGCAATTTCAAATGTAAATACGGTTGCTGGAATCTCAACTAATATAATAGCTTTGGGTGGTATAAGTTCTGATATTACTGCCGTTGCTAATGATGCAACAGATATAGGCAACGTTGCTGGAAGTATAGCAAATATTAATTTGGTAGCTTCTAATATTAACTCAGGAGCATTAACTGCTATTAATGATTATGGCAGTGTTGCTAATGCAACCACCTCAACAAATGATTATGGGAGTGTATAAATGGCTATACAAGTACAACTAAGGCGAGGCACAGCAGCGCAAAACAATGCGTTTACTGGTGCAATAGGTGAACTTAGTTTTGACACAACAGCTAATCAAGTTCGTATCCACGATGGATCAACGGCTGGTGGTTTTAAAATTGGTGTAGGAAACTTTCCAACTGGAACAAATAACGTTGCTTTAGGAAATACACCACTTGATTCTCTTGATGGAAGCAGTCCAGGCGGTAATAACACAGCAGTTGGTCATGATGCTTTAACTGCAACTACAACTGGTGATGATTTAGTAGCGATTGGTAAAGATGCTCTAAAAGCAAATACAACAGCAAATAGTAATGTAGCTGTTGGTAGTGGTGCATTATCAACATCTACTACAGCAACAGATAATACTGCGGTTGGTTTTCAAGCTTTAAAGGCTAATGATTCTGGCGCAGATAATGTAGCTGTTGGTGATGAAGCTGGACATGATATTACATCAGGCAGCAGAAATACTATCTTAGGCTCTAAAGCTGGAGATGCCGCAACAACAACAGATGATACAACATTGGTCGGTTATGGTGCTGGCGGTGGTGCTGTTATGACAGGCCATGATAATGTTGCTGTTGGTGCAAATGCTTTTAGTGCAGCAACATCAGCACATAGCAATGTTATAGTGGGTAAAGATGCTGGGGTTGCATTAAGCTCTGGAAGCAAAAATGTTGCTATTGGTTATGAAGCATTAAAAACAGAAGATGGTGACGGTAATAATGTTGCTGTTGGTTATCAAGCTTTAAAAAGTCTTAATGCTGGAGCAGATGGTAATAATACAGCTATTGGTTATGCAACAGGCAATACAATTTCAACAGGCACAGCAAATACCTTAATGGGTGCTTTTGCTGGAGATGCTCTTACGACAGGCTCTAACAATATAGCAATAGGTTATGAAGCATTATCAACTGAAGATGCAAACGGAAAAAATCTTGCTATTGGATATCAAGCACTTAAAACACTTAATGCTGGGGCAGACGGCTTTAATACTGTTATTGGCTATCAAGCTGGTACTTCAATGAACACTGGCACCGTCAATACACTAATTGGTCATCAAGCTGGAGATGCACTAACTACTGGTAATAATAATATAGCTATTGGGCATGAAGCTTTAGGATCAGAAGTACAAGGTGACATGAATACTGCTATTGGTGTGGGGGCTTTACAAAATCAAGCTAATTCTTCAGATGCAGATGTTATAAATACTGCTATTGGGTATAACGCAGGATTATCAGTTACCACAGGCGCAGAAAATACTATGATGGGTGGCGAGGCTGGCGATGCTTTAACTGTAGGTAATGCAAATGTTGCTATTGGAGTTCAGGCACTAAGTGCTGATACAAACGGTAGTCGTTCTGTGGCTATTGGTGCAACTGCCTTAAAAGTAACAGAAGCAGATGGAAGCACCTCTAATAATGTTTATAATGTTGCTGTTGGATATGCTGCTGGGTTGGCGGTCACATCAGGATATTATAATACTATACTAGGTGGCCTTGCTGGGAATGAGCTAACAACTGGTAATGGAAATATTTTAGTAGGTTATGATGCTGGCAATGATTTAACTAGCGGCTCTGATAATAATGTTTGTATTGGTCGTAATTCTGGTGATGGTTTAACAGCTAATGCTGATGACAATGTTATGATAGGTGTTAATTCAACAACGCACTCTAGCGATTCTGGTAGGCAAATTACGATAGGGTCAAGTATAGATAGTATTGGCGGTGGTTATATTACTCTTGGCAATAATAGTGATGGCAGAATATATAATTATCCTTCTTCAAACGCTACTTGGACACGGACATCAGACGAACGCATAAAGAAAGATATTCAAACAAATACTGATTGCGGCTTAGCTTTTATTAATGATTTAAGAACTGTTACTTATAAGTGGAAAGCCCCGTCTGAACATCCAGAAAACTTTTTAAGTTATGATGCAGAAAAAACTGAAGCAACACATACTGATAAAATGTATGGGCTTATTGCTCAAGAAGTAAAAACGGCAATGGAAACTCATAACATTACAGATTTTGCTGGCTGGCATACTGCACAAGGTCATGGTGATCAACAGGGGGTTTCTTATGAAATGTTTGTTATGCCTTTGATTAAAGCAGTTCAAGAGTTAAGCGCAAAGGTAGCAGCATTAGAAGCGGCTGAATAGGTGTTTATGTGGATGGTCTACCAAAAGTAAGCATTGGAATAATTGGAGTAGTTATACTTCAAATTGGTGGATTTATTTGGTGGACTGCACAACAAGCATCAACAATATCTAATTTAGAATCTACTGTTTCTCAGCTTTCTGCACAATCAGAAGTGCAAGATAAAGTTAATATGCAGAGGGATATATTAGCTAACAGTGAAAAATTAGATGATATTGAAAAAGATCTTAATGATCTTTGGGAAGAAACAGAAATGATTTGGGAAGATCTTGGTGGCATGGCAGATCATATGATGCAGATTATTAAGCTACAATCTAGGATAGCTATACTAGAAAAAACTGTGGAGTTTTCTAGAAAAGATGCGATGTAGTTATGGACCCAATTACAATTCTTGCTGGTATCAAAACAGGATTAGCTGCTGGTAAATCAGTAGCTGGTTTGTCTAAACAGATTGGACAATTCTTTGACGCAACTGACCACGCTAAGAAAACGCTACAGAAAAAAGGTGTATCAAGCAAAAGTGCAAATGCTACGGCTTTGGATCGTTGGGCGAAACTTAGACAGGCTGCGGAAGCTGAAGAAGAACTCAAAGAATGGATTACTCAAACCTACGGAAGATCAAAATACCTAGAGTTATTAAAGATTCGTAGGGAAGTTTTGGCTGAGAAACGTGAAGCAGAGGCTCAGGCGAGGCGTGAGGCACAGCAAAGGGCTGAGTTAGGTCTTACTGTAGCTTCAATAGTTTTGCTTCTCACTGCGGCTGTCATTGGCTCTACAGCTTATTTGCATTATATGGGTTGGTTAGATGTTTGGGATTATTTACCCTGAGATTAGTAGAAATTAAATACAATAGGTTTGTTGTATATACAGATAACAACAAATTAGTTATACAAACAAGTGAAAGAAAAATAGCAAAGAGATTTTGTGATGGTAAAATTAACAGCAAGCGCAATAGATCAGCTAAAGATACTACCTAGACTAGCTTTTCTTTGCCAAATAGTTTTAACTTGGAAAGTTTGTCTTTGGTTTATGACGCTCGAAGACCCAACAACTCAGCAAAGCGCGTTTGTATCTTTGGTTACTGCAATGCTTAGTGCATCTTTTGCACTTTGGTTAGGCAAAGAAGCTAAGACAGATAGGATAAACGAATGATTGGTATACTTTCAAGTGTAGCAAACTTAGCTACAACATTTATTGACAGCAAAGCAAAGGTTAAAGCTGCTGAAGCTGAAACTAAAATGAAGATTGCGACTGGTGAAATCAGTTGGGAGCAAGCTGCTATTGAGGCTAGTGCTGATAGCTGGAAAGACGAGGCTTGGACTCTTTGCTTCATAGCTATTGTTTTAGGTTCATTTGTTCCTTGGCTTCAGCCTTACATGAAACAAGGTTTTGAAAATTTACAAGCTGCTCCGCAGTGGTTTAGTTGGGCTATGTATGCTTCAATAGCTGCAAGTTTTGGTATCCGTACAATGAAAGGATTTAAGAAATGAGTTTTAAATTAGGTAAAGGAAGTTTAGCAAAACTTGAAGGTGTTGATGAGCGCATGGTTGCAATAGTTAAGTATGCTATTGGTGTTAGCAAACAGGACTTTTCTTGTATATGTGGTTTAAGAACTATTGAAGAACAAAGAGCATTGGTTGCTAAAGGTGCTTCTAAAACTATGAAGTCTAAGCATTTAGATGGTCATGCTGTAGATCTTATGGCTTATATTAAAGGTGTTGGTGATCGTTGGGAACTGAAGCTTTATGATGAGATTGCTGATGCAATGAAGTTAGCGGCTAAAGATATTGGTGTTCCTGTTAGGTGGGGAGCCGCTTGGCACATCAATAATATTGCTGAGTATGATGGCACAATGGAGCAAGCTTTGAATGAATACTGTGATCTTCGAAGATCGCAAGGTAAGCGTCCGTTTATTGATGCGCCTCATTTTGAGTTAAGAGTTTAGAACACCTAGTAAAACTTGTTTTGCTGAATCCATAGCTTTTAATTTACTTGGAGAATATCCAGATCCTTCTCCGCTATCACTATTAGCATATGTACCAAGTTCCCATTCACCTATTGCATCAAGTAACATTAACATTTCTTGTTTAGTAAGCTTTACTGTTTTCATTGTCTTAGCCTTTTATTTTATTGTGAATTCAATGTGTCCGCTGCAGTATGCAGGGTCAGAATTTTCACTGTCAAAATCAAGTATTGTTTCTAATTCTTTTGGCTCTAAATCATTATCATTTAAATTATAAAAAATAATTTGTTTATTAGAATCAAGATTGCAAAGCCTTTCTATTAAATCCTTAACTTTCATTGTGGTCTCCGTTTTGGTTTGATAATTCGTGACGCTACGTCACTTTCAACGCAATACATTTCTGTACCGTTAACTAAATTATAAAGTTTATCTGTTGCATACTGTGCTTCGTAACAAGATTCGTAATCATTGAACCAAATCATTGTTGCTGTTTCTTCAGATTTAATATGATAAACTAAAACTAATGCCGTAAAGAAATCCATTACGACATTTGCTTTTTAATATTGTGGACAGAAGTTTTACTTACTCCACAGATAATAGCTGTTGAACCAATACACCAACCTCTTTCTAAGAAGTATACTATGTCTTTGATTTCACTGGCTTTTAGCTTGTCGTTGCGCCAACCGTCACCTCTCGTCAGTCCTTTCTTGGTTATCTTTTTTTTCTTTTTGATTGGCGTTCCAAATTTTCTGTTTTGTCTGGCGGCTACTTCTTGCGCGTCAGCAAGCATTGCTTTTGCTAATTCATCTTCGGTCATTGTGTACTCCAAAAAAAAGGCCAGCCCCGATTAGAGGCTGGCAAGGTATACGCATGGAGTTGTTTGACAAAACAGGCAGTGTCCATGCGGAGAACTATGTTGCTATTAAAACGGAATCTTTTCATCTTTCAAGTCCGAATTTGTTTTTTGTTGTGGATCAGAGATCTCTATACTCATGTATGGCTTTTCATCGCCAGTCATTCGTATCCAAGATGCAATACGTTTTAAGATTGGTGGTGTAGTCCAAGGCATACGTTTATCATTGGGATTGTACATAGTTCCAGTATAAGCAGGTGCGCCTTCTTTTTCATTGTCATTGGGAAACATTACTCCGACTTTCTCAAAGACTTCTACTAATTCTTTTTGATCTCGTGTCATTCTTCGAACAAATGCGTAGCGAGAGTCACGACCTGCAACATTTATATTACCTTGTAGTATTAATTCCATGTCTGCGAATGGTGGAAACAATGCACCATCATTTGTTTTATCATATTCTTTTTCTGCCATGCTTTTGGCTCCTTTTGCTTAGTTGTGGTGAGGGGTTCTTGGGGAACCTCCCCCTCGATAAGGCCACATAGGTGCTGTAGCTACCTCTCCCCAAGAATTAGCTAGGCCATTTAGTTACAACATTCTTTGTTGCTTTGCTTACTTCGGTGCTTCGCCCTGACTGCGGCACCGAAGTTCGCGCAACAGCAAGCTCACCATCATCATCTTCTGTAGGCAAGTTCAGTAGCGATAGTATACCGTAACGTCTGGCATAAGTGATCGCACTGCCTAAGCCTTGCATATCATTTTTACCAAGTACCAAAGGTATGTCTGTTGATATTCTTTCACCATCAACATGTAAAAGTTCTGTGGTAATACACATACCATGCTCATTGTTAATGCCTCGATGCAAAAGTAAGAAGCCATTATTTTCTAATGGTTCTGTAACAGCAGTTATTACATTCTCCAATGTAGCATATTTGTTGCCAAAGTGTGGGTTTTTCCCATCACGTTTGATAGGCTCTATTTCTTTCCGAGCCTTCATTAGTTGTGAAGTAAAGTTAGATTGTGTCATTGTGTGCAGTTCTCCTTGTTATGCGGATTGCTCCGCGTTTATCACGTTTTAGTCTGACGGTATCACAGAATACTTCTCGTTCGTTATGACCGACCATATTCTTGAGATTCTTTTTCGCTCTGTCATTGACTTGAGCGGCATTGAGTGTGCTGATAAAGGCATGCGCTTCTGAGACAAACTCGTTGTCTCTTGATGCATCACGCACCACCATCTGATCCAGCACGATATTTTCTGTGGAGATAGTTTCGATCTCACGATCAACTGGCCTTTTCTTGTCTTGAACATGAGTCCAGAATTGTGTGACCAACTCCCACATCTTATTAAGATAGTCTTGGTTGTAAGCAATGTGCAAACACTCCCATTTACTGTTACCAAAAATAACAGACAGGTATGCCCCATCTGCTTTTGCAATGTGACAATATAATTGTATTTGTGGCATGTACTTGGTTAGAACTTTGTCCATATTATAAAAATTATTTGTATGCTTTGCTTCGATAATATTATTTTCACCTTGGATTGCACCATCTATTGTACCTTTGACTGGTATATTATTGATTGATGCTATGTATTCTTTTTGATGTGCAACAACAGCTTTGGCTTCATGCATTGCAAACCATTTGAGATTAAAGTTTTCAGTATGTATGCCAAGCTGCACAGGAAGATTGCGAAGTAAAGACTCTGGTTCTTTGAGGCCAGTCTTTATTTCCCATAGTTCTTCCCATTCACCTTCCATGATTTTGACGCAATCACTGCCGCCAATAAAACCTTTACGTTCCATATAGTTCTCCGTTTTTGTTTTACACTACTGCACTTATGCAGTAGATGCAAGTTCTTTAAAATGTTTTTCTCCATAAGCTTGTGCTTCTTCGAGCATTTTTATTTTTTTCTCAGCAGCTTCTTTTGTAAACGCGTCATAGTATCTGCCTTTTAGTTCTGTTCGATACGGCTCTAGCTCTGCTTTGGTTACATAACCATAGTGAACTAAAGCTGCGGCTTCTTGCCCATATATAAAATGTTCGCCAACTTTTTCATTTTGTTTTATTCGATTAGCTATTACTCGATAGGTATCTACCTTCCAGTTCTTTGCGCGATCAAAGTCTGGTTGATAAATTTCTTTTGCTGGTCTGCTTAGACTAGCGTTCCACATTTGTTTGGTCACTACTTGTGTCAATGATTTAGATTTCATAGAAGTCCTCCGTTTTTGTGTACTCACCTTTATTGTTTGCGAGTTGGGTTGCGCTTTTTCTTGGGCGTGTTCGAAAGAAACCTGCATGTTCTGGATAGGTTTCCATAAACTTTCTTGCATACCATGCTCTATGATTGTTGCTAAGTTTGAATGTAGATTTGCCATCTACATCAGGCGTGTCTGTTTCCCAACGAATGCGTTCAAAGATAGCATTCACTGAGTAATTTTTATAACCTCTGTCAATAATTTCTTTGGCAAATCTTACAAAAAGTATTGACACTCTGGGGTATTGTTTATGAAAAGCTTCAGCTTGTTCATTCATTTCCTCTTCTCGAGTCTTCATTTAAGTTCTCCATTATTGTTTGAAATTGTTCGCCACTCATTATGACTAGCGTTTGCGGAGTTCCTCTCCGTCTTTTGTAGAAGGCAATATCTCTGCCTTCGAGGACACTGAAAGGATTAGGAAACCCAGACTTATCTCTATACTTTACTTCTCCCACCAGTTCTTGGTTTTTGATTGTGAGCTTGATGTCGCCTGAATACTCTCCTCCCAAGCTGCCCGAGAGGGGTTGGCGTTTCGCTTTGATTTGCGCTTTGATTTCGTTGAGCCATTTGACAAACCACTTTTCGTGGTAAGTTCCTTTTGACTTGTTATTGTTTGCCATCTGTCTTCCTCATAACAACGTAAGCATACATACCAATGCTTTTCGTTTGTTCTTCGATGATTGTTTTTAAGTATTGCTACAAAGTATTCCGACAATTTTTCGCAAGCAATACAATGAGCTTTACCCTTCTTTCCTTTTTGTGATTTCAATATCGTAACCTAACGCATCAAGCCAACACATAAGAAAGAAACCAGATGGTACTCGCTTGTGTTGCTCCCATTTATGAACCAAAGATTCAGTGCAGCCTATAATACCTGCTAATTTATCTTGGCTAAGTTTCTTTTCGTGCCTCGCTTCGATAAGCATTGTTATCATTTGATTGTAGTTGTGAGGCAATCTTGTGTTGATCATGAAGAGATTCCAGAACTTTACAAGCGGTTGTATATCTTAAGTCAGTTTTATTATTTATTGTTCTATAATATGTTGATGTGGGTACTCCAGCTTTTTTAAAAGCAAAGAGTAAATCAACATCTAATGTGTGTGCAGTGGTTTGCAGATGTTTTAAATATGAGTCCATGCTCCACTTATGCAGTAAGAATATTTAGTTTGTCAAATTATTTCACCTAACCCACCACATTCATCACATTCTTCTGTGACTTCTTCTAAAGATGGTGGGCTATCTCTACATATCCACGGCTCTGGCTTGTCGTATGTTATTGTGCCAGAGCCATCGCATTTTTGGCATTCTTTAGTTAACGTCGAAAATTTCGAATCCGCTTTCATAATAATACCTCGGTAAGTTTGTTTCTTCCCAAGCTTTGATAGCTCGAGCAACCCATTTGTCTCGATCAAACTCTGGGTTCATGTCTTTGAGGTCATCACCCATTCGTTCAATGATTGTTGGTGAGCTAGTTAGTGGCGCAAGTACCTGCGCCACATAGTCTTCTTCTTTCTCAGTCATTTATATCTCCCAATTCTAAACCAATATGTTGTTCTTCATTGAAACAACTTAATTCTATTGATGTTTGATTTGTAAAATAGAAAACAAACTCGGTAATAAATCTACCGCCAGTGCTTTTTCTTCTATTAATTTTTACAGACTCAACATTGAATGAATCCATACTCAACAAGTTATTTATGATCATGCGTATTCTCCGTAGTATGAATCAAGTGATGCCCACTCTTTGGAATTGATAGCTCGACCAACATCACCTTCTCTGTTAAAGCTGGCAATGTGTGGTGTTCGAGCATCTTGTGTGTGAGTAGACCAGTAGGTTAGACAATTGTACAAAGCCCATTTGTTGCTACCCAACTGGTTCTTTTCTTTGCCCCACAAACCAAGCAATATCTCTAGTTGCTTTTCGTTTGTCTTGCTTACACCTGATTGGCGTGTGTGAGTTTTACAAACTGTTTCTTTGAGAAAGTTTTCAACATTCCAATCTTCAATGCTAGTTTCAGTCCATCTTTCCCATTTACTTTTGTTGTTTAAGAATGTTTCAAGACCGATTTGTATCTTACCTGCACTGCCTTCTATGTTAATAGATGTTGTATGTTTGAACTTTGACATAGCTATGGCAAGACCAGACACCATACCGTTCTTGCAAGCAAGACGGTGGCCTTCTGCTTTTTGTAAGAAGCTCCAAGAACCATCGTAGCTATTCAAGAAATCTACTTTGTAGTTTACTATGTCACCAACTTCTGCAGACTTTGTGTTCTCAACATACAAGTCTCGAAAGTGGACAGTGCCTTTGAGTTTGGCTCCGTTTTCAAAAGTACGAGTTTCAATATAATAATCTTTGGATACTTGTGACTCAAGCACAGCATCTTCGATTGAGTTTACTACATCACTATGAAGCACAGGTTTGTAGGCACTTTTGTGTACACCAAGCACTTCATTGGTATCTGTTCGAACAATCTGCTTACTGTTGGTAAGCGGTTCGCCAGTGATTGCATTGGGTGTTGGGTGTACTTCGATTGGGAAATCCCATTCTTCAGTATTAATTGCGTCAAACATTTTGTTCTCCTTTTGCATGACAGATTGCGTAACAGCCATCGTATTTTCCATTAGCTTGCCAGACATGAAGATTCTCTATCCTCTTGCCGTCAAGATCTTTCCAAGCGTCTAGTATGGCTGCTTTTTTTGTTTTGTGCTTGGTTGAGATTACTATGATCGATGACGGTACTTCTTTTCTGTACCACCAGCTACTTTTCTTTTTGAATACTTTACCTATTTTCATTTATAGCTCTCTTTCTTTTTTATAGAACTGCATATTTGCAGTTACAATAGATATTGTCAATCTTTATTATTTAAATAACTTACCATATCTTTTATGGCATTGGCTAAACCTATTGCGGTTGGACGATACTGAATTATTTTCATGTCATCGCCTTCTGATACACACGCTATTTCATGTGTGCATATTGGTTCGCCATGATCATCTTTCATCAATGGCGATACATGTTGTGCAATGGAAAGCTTATGCTTTCCATGCAACAATACGATGTTGTTAAGTCCGCTTTGGCGAAACTTAACACCATCAATTACAAGCTCACTCATTTCATTTTCCCTTCGAGGATCTCAATGTGTTGATCGAGAAGATTAACTTTTTCTATCAGCAAACTTATCAACGAGCTTGCTTGATCTTTTGTAATTGGCAAAGAAATATTTGTGTACAAAGATTCTGATTTACTTTGTACATCGCCATGCTCAATTACTTCTTTGCGAATTGTTTTATTCCAAACATCATTTGCCAATGAGTTTAGTTTCCATAACTGCTTATTTGATGCAGGTTGTGTTTCAAAATTAACCATTTTTTACTCCTGTTTTAAAAAGCGGTGGTAGGATTCGAACCTACAAACCTTAGCCATGACAAATTTCCAACGATATCATTTCTGATAAAACAAATGTCGGCACCGCAAAAAAAAATTTAAAAATTTCAAACTTATTAATAAGAATCTTTGTTCCAGATACTATTATAAGTTCGATCCCCACCCTTGGGGGTGGCCATTGAACCTTACATAAAAAAAGGGGGCTTTCGCCCCCTTCTCTTACGCTGCGTTCTTCTGTCTCTTCTTCCTCTTCTGCTCCGCAGCTTCGTCTTTGTCATTGGTTGTACCACTGACATTCGTGCTGTCGCCGACTCCGTCGGTCGACGGCACATAACCCTCTTCTCCGAGGGTTATTCCACGAGCCGCTAGCTTCGCAATCAACTCGTCCTTCTTGACGTCTGTTTCAGACTCTGAACCAGAGTCAAGAGTCCAAGGCTCAAGCGGCTTGTGGGTGATACCAGTAGCTACCTCCATCATTGCCGCGATAGTATGATACATCTCATCTTGAACCGCATACTGCGTTTCCAGCCGCTCGACCCAGCCTTCGGCTCTGTCGACGGCTTGCAAGGCTATCTCAGTCCCATCGCATGACTTAGACACGATCTTCAGCTGCGCTGTCGCTCGGTCTAGCTTATGCTTTGTACCTTTGATATAGCCTTGCTTGTTGACACGTGTATCATACATCTGCGCCCATATATTGTTGGCAAGGGCACTGATCATTGCCATTTGTGAATAATACAGATCATTGACCTCTTTGTATGTCCCTGACTCACGATCATATCGTAACCTTGAGTCATAGAACTCAGCACAAATGCGTGCTAACGCTTGCGTTAGCGTGATCTGTGCCTCGCCAGTATATGCTGCTTGTAAGTCTGTATTGATCATTTCGTTTAGTTCTACTTGAGTATTCATTATTCTCTTCCTTATGTTAAATGAATTATATGTCATTATTGACACCCACCGCCCAACCAATCACTAAAAGGCGGAAGTCAAGTCCTCCGCGACTTGACTTTTGCCTGTGATTGGTAGCGGTTTATCCTTTTACTTTACTGAACAGGTCGTATTGTAGGTATAAGAAAGCCTTTTCGGCTTCCATTATTGAATCTACAATACTACTGTTCACCTTCGTGTAACCTCGACAGAACATAAACTGAGATACTTCTTTCAATCTTTCGATTTCAATCCGTAACTCGTTCAGTTTAGTTCTGTCTTCTTCTGAAAGTTGATAGCTTAGTATTGTCTTCCAACTTACTGGTGTAATGATTTGTTCTAATTCCAT